CATCATTTGGTAAGTCTAAAATAGCTCTTGATTTGATAAAACATAAGTTTCCTAATAAAGATAATATACATATCTTAATTGTTATCCCAAGATTAGTCCTCATTGATAATTGGAAAGAGGAATTTAAAAAATGGGGTATGGAAAACTATCTTGATGTAATAGAGTTTGTGACTTATGTGTCTTTCCCAAAGAAGTGTGGTGTATGGGATATGGTAATATTTGATGAGGCTCATCATTTGTCTGATAGGTGTAGAGATAAGATAAGAACTTATACAAAAGAAGGGATGCCATATATTACTATGAGGAATTGTCTTCTATTATCTGCAACTGTTGGAAGAAGACTCCTCAATGAGTTTATTAGTTTGTTTGATGACTTATATATTTGTACTGTCACTACTAAACAAGCAATAGAAGCAGATATATTACCAGACCCAATGGTTTGTCTTATCCCTATGTATTTAGACAATGTGAATATTACTTGTCAAATAGTCAAAAATAAAACACAGAAGAAGGAACTAATAATACCTTACTCAAAGAAATTTGACTTTGCCAAAGTAAAAAATAGGAGAATTGTTATTCCTTGTACTCAAAAGCAGTATTATGATGACATGTCTTCTCTTATTAGATACTACAAAAAGGCTAAGGAAGAGAGTTCTTTTGCTGGACAACAATATTTAAGGAAATCTGGCGAAAGACTTAAATGGCTAAGTGAACAAAAATCTAATTTTGTTAAGCATCTCCTAACCCTGCTTTACAGACAAAGAACTCTCACATTCTGTAATAGTATTGCTCAGACTACTGCATTGGGTACTTTTTGCATCAACAGTGAAAATACTAAGCAATCTATGAAGTATTTAGAGCTCTTTAATAATGGTGATATTGACCATATAACAGCATGTAATATGTTGGATGAAGGTATTAACCTTGTTAATTGTAGAGTGGGTGTATATGCTGTATTAAACAGCTCAGAAAGGATGATAAAACAAAAGTTAGGTAGATTACTTAGGCATCCTAAACCAGTAATTATTATTCCTTATTTTGTGGGTACTAGGGATGAAGAGATAGTGAAGAAAATGCTAGAGGATTATAATCCTGAGCTAGTAAAAACAATAACAAATTTAAAAGAATTCAAAGATTTAAAACTATGATTAATTTTCAGAAAAAGCCTGTATTAGGTCTTGTTAGTGAGCCAACTTACATTCGTAAGGAAGCTAAAGACAAGCATAATGAGGTTACTGTAGTCATGGCTACCTATGCTATGCCTTTAAATCATACGTTTTGCCGAGGGAGTAATGCTCTCAGTCATAATGTACTGAGAGTAGCTCTTAAGGCTGCTAGTGGTTTTCAGGACATCAGTTTTAGGTTTAATGGTAAGGTGGAAGCACCAGCTTTTATCTTTACTACTAAGGCCAAGACAGAAAGGAGAGGTGATGATGTTCCTAATCAAGAGTTAGCAGACAAACTAGTTCTTGCTAAAGCTAATCATAAGGCTTGTGTAATAGCAGAAAGGGTTCTTGGTGCTGTTAGGTCTTATTATGAGAATGAGGTAAAACACCTAGCTCCTATATGTGATATGCTGACATACGCAGCTAATAGAGAACTTTCGTATATTCAGAGGGCATAAGTTTGTAGATTATGAAGTTATATTTTGATGCAAAAGAATGTGAAAAGGCTAGAATTCCTATAGACACTGCACTTTATGTAGCTTCTCTATATCTAGGTAAACTTATTACAACTAGTACATTTCAAGATGTTTGTGCTAGGGGGTTAATTGAATTTGATGGATTTGATGTAAAAAGAGTACCTATTAATGCTAGATTAACTCAAACTGGTATAGATGTCATTGAAACAATATTTCTGAATAGCGAGTTTAATGTTCCAAATAATAAAGAAGATAGATTTGATAAGCTTGCTAAGCAAATGCAAGACTTATTTCCAGAAGGTAGGAAAGCTGGTACTAAATTAATGTGGAGAGACAGTCTACCAATCATTTCTAAAAGACTTAAATCAATAGTAAAGAAGTATAATGCTAAATTTACTGATGAGCAAGCTTTAGAAGCCACAAAGAAATATGTAGAATCATTCAATGGTGACTATCAATTCATGCAAGTACTTAAGTACTTTATTAGTAAAAGAAATCCTATGACTGGTGATGAAACCTCACAATTCCTTAGTTATATTGAAAATGCTGGTCATGAAGATGTAATTAATGAAGATTGGATTAATAGTATAAGATGAGTTTAAGAGAAGAAACAAATAGTATGCTTAGAGCAAGGAGACAAAGGCTTATAGATGGTGGTGTAAATACTATACCCTCGCCATTCAAAAGGTTCTCCAGAGATTTCCTTGGTTGGGAACAAAGTACCTACTACATTGTTACATCTTTTACAAAAGGTAACTTACTTATGTAATCTAAGTATTTTACTTAGTGTATTGTGTAATTAAATAATAATTTATAATTTTGTATAGAATTATAAATTATAGATTATGAATGCAATAACTAAGGATTTGAGTTTCTGTGGTATTTACATGATTATAAATACAGTGAATAATCACAGGTATGTTGGCAGTAGTGTAAACATAAAAAGAAGGTTAGAAGTTCATAGAGCTAATCTTCGACATAATAAACATGACAATTTACACCTTCAAAACGCTTGGAATAAGTATGGTGAAAATAGTTTTATTTTTAGTATACTTGAAAAGTGTTCTGAGGGTAATAGGTTTGTTCGTGAGCAATATTATGTAGATACACTAAAGCCTGAATACAACATCTGTTTAGATATAGTACAAAATCCCCCCACTAGTGAAGAGTCAAGATTAAAACAATCAAGTACTAGAAAAAGATTGATGGCTGATGGAATAATTCCTATTACTAATAATACCCCAGTTTATGTGTATTACAAAGATGGGTCGTTTGTTGGTTATTGGGATTCTATTAGGAAAGCTGCAAAAGCATTAAGAATACATTATTCAAGTGCTTGTAGGTGTATCCAAGGCCATGATTTTCAAACTAAAGGATATAGGTTTTTTAAGGAAAAGCAAAAAGATGTTAAACCTTTTGCAAAACCTAAGTCTAAAGGTTCTGGAGAGAAGTCTTTCATAGTTACAGATACAATTACTGGGAATACTATAGAATTTACGGGTAGAAGCCAGATTGCTGAGTATTTTGGCACTACTAGTAAAACTATAGGAATTTATATAGGAGGGAAACATAAACTCAAGAAAAGATATATGATACATAGAAAACTGCCGTGTAGTTAAGTAATTAACTATATTATAATGCCTGAATATCGTCGGAAGCTAAGTCAGGAAACTGATATGCCAACTTGACGAGGCATAGGGGGTAATGCTCCAGCCCAAGAGACTAGATGCAGGCATATCCTATTAGGATAAAGACATAGTCCAGACCACAAACAATTTATTGGTAGGGAAACCTATAGTGGTAAGGGTAAGACACAATTGGTGTCTCATTTGCTCTTTGATGCTCTTATGTATTGTTATTATAATGAGAAAAAGACTGGTGTATCAATAAAGATACTTTATTTCCCGTTAGAAGAAACAAAACAGAGAATTATGACTAGGTTCTACTCTTGGCTATTGAACCAACACTTTAAGGTTAGGATAAGTCCATCAGACCTCAGAAGCTCTGATAATAATAGACCTGTAACACAGGATATACTTGATAAAATAGATTCTGATGAATTTGTGGATATAGTAGATTACTTTGAAAACCATGTTGTATTTGGAGAAGAATCTAATCCTACTGGTATGTTTAAGTTCTGTAAGCAATATGCAGAAGAACATGGTAAAGTAGTGTCAAAAACTATTAAGATTAAAGATGAATTAGGGTTTGAAAAAGAAATACAAGCTTTTGATAGATATGTACCTAATAACCCTGATGAATATGTGTTGGTTTTAACTGATACGGTTAATCTAATACAAGTTGAGAGAGGTTTTACTAAGAAACAAGCCATTGATAAGTGGAGTGAGTATTGCATACTTCTTAGAGATAGGTATGGTTATTCTCCTATAAATATTCAACAACAAAACACAGATAATGAATCTATAGATAGTGTCAAGTTGAATAGAACTAGACCTACTACTGCTGGTTTAGGGGATAGTAAATATACTTCTCATGATGCTAATATAGTCTTAGGTGTCTTTAGTCCATTTAGATTTGGACTTAAAGAATATTTAGGTTATCCAATAGATAAGTTTAGAGACCATTTTAGGACTTTAGAGGTTCTTGTAAACAGAGATGGAGAATTAGGTGGTATGGTTGCCTTATTCTTTGATGGTGCTACTTGTAATTGGGCAGAATTACCTAAACCTGAGAATACAGCAGGAATGGGACAAGTGTATGCATATCTTAAGCAACTTAATTAAATCTGTATTATAACACTAAGTAATTTCATTATAGTATTGCAAAGGTATTTAAAAAGACTTATCTTTGCATTTTTAGAGAAGAAGAATAAAATGAGTAGAATTTTAGTTCTAGCAAAAAGTGGTTTCGGTAAGACTTTTAGCATGGGTAAAATAGAAGAGTTAGGACATATAGGTCTTAACCCTAAGGAAACTTATGTTATCAGTGTTACATCGAAGCCTTTAACATTCCCTGGAAGTAGAGAATTATATAAAGTGACTCCTATAAATAATATGGCAGGAGGTAATAGAGTCATCACTAATAATCCTGAACAGGTAGCTACTGCAATAGAACAATTGCTACGAAGTCCTTTTAATAATATAGTGGTTGATGATTTTAACTACTTGATGCAGGATTATTACATGGATAATGCACTCAAGGGTGGTTGGGATAGAATGGTGTCCCTACTCAGAGTAATCTGAGTGAAAATAACTGGATAAAAACGGTGGAGAGATTTGCATATATCAAAATTTATTTGTATATTTGCCTACCAAATTATAAATAATATTGATATGAAAGATTTTATTTCCAACAAAAAAGAACACAGGAGTAATTATTTTAGAAACATTGACTGTGAAACTAAGGCTTATATTTTAGGTTATTTAGTTGCGGATGGCTCTATTGA